CCAGAACACCAAATTAAGAACTTAATTGCATCAATAAAGCAGTTTGGATTTACTCAGCCAATTGTTTGTGATGAAGATAAAACTATTCTTTCTGGTCATGGTAGATACGAAGCTGCAAAACAAATGCAGATCGAAGCAGTACCAGTTCGTATTGTAGAAAATTTAACTGATGCACAGAAAAAAGCATATATTATTGCTGACAATAAAATTGCAGAACAGTCTGAATGGGATGAGAACAAACTGTTAGAAGAACTTGGGAATATATCAGACCTTGATGAAATAAATTCTGATATAAAAGACCTTTTAGATTTCGATACGTTTTCTTTTTATACTGTCCGCAATATGTCAGTTGCAAATCTAAAGCCACATCCGAAAAACTACAAAGCACATCCAGCAGATCAACTTGAACATTTAAAACAATCAATAACTGATAATGGAATTTACAGAAATGTAATTGTAGCAAAGGATAATACAATACTTGCTGGACATGGAGTTGTTAAAGCAGCACAAGCTTTAGGATTAACTTCTGTTCCTGTGTTGAAATTAGATTTAGAATCAGATAGTATTGAGGCTGTTAAGTTACTTACAGCCGATAATGAAGTTTCACATTTAGGTGAAGTGGATGATCGTGCTTTATCCAATATTCTTAAAGAGATCATGGAAAATAGTGATCTCTTAGGTACCGGCTATGATGAAATGATGCTTCAGAACTTGTTGTATGTAACAAGACCAGCATCAGAAATAAAAACTACAGACCATGCTGCTGAATGGATGGGTATGCCTGACTATGAAATATCAGAAGAAGCAAAAAAGTTAATAATTAACTTTGAAACGTATGAGGATAAAAAAGTATTTTGCGAACAAAACAACTTTTTATTTAACGAAAAAGGAACTGAATCTATTTGGTTTCCAGAAAAAGAAAGAAGAGATATTACTTCTGTAGGTTTCGAGGTGGTAGATGAAGAAGCCTAATTATCCTGTCTATGTAATATCTAAAGGCAGATATGATTCCTGTTTAACAGCAAACTTTTTATTAAAAGATAAAGTTGATTTTAAACTTGTTATTGAACCGCAAGAATATGATAAATATGTAAAACACTATGACCCATCAATATTAATAACTACACCTTTTAAAAATTTAGGTTTAGGTTCTATCCCTGTTCGTAACTTTGTTTGGGAACACAGCAAGGAGTTAGGCTTTAAAAGACATTGGATAATGGATGACAATATCCGATCTATCCACCGTAAATATAAAAATACAAGAATCAGATGTAATGGCAATATTGGTCTACGTTGTTGTGAAGATTTTACTGATAGATATACAAATATAGCTATATCAGGATTAAATTACGTTTCGTTTGCTATTAAAAGGACACAACCACCATTTCAGCTTAATGCTCATGTATATTCCACTCTGTTAATTGATAATTCACTAGATATAAGATGGCGTGGTAGATATAACGAAGATACTGATTTATGTCTACAAGCATTATCTTTGGGATACTGCACTGTTAATTTAAATGCTTTTTTAATAGAAAAAATGCACACAATGACAATGAAAGGAGGAAATACTGACCAACTTTATAAAGGTGATGGTCGTTTAACAATGGCAAGAAGTCTAGAAAAGATGTGGCCAAAGGTTGTAGAAACTACAAGAAAATTTCAAAGACCACAACATCATATACAGAATAATTGGCAGAAATTTGACACACAATTAATAAGAAGAAAAGATATAGATTGGGATAATTTACAAAAAACAGATAATTATGGATTACGATTGGTTCAATTAAGTCAACCAAAAAGCGGTTCGAAAGAGTTAAAAAAATTATTTGATAATTAAATGTCAAAGAGATCAACAAAAAAAGAAGTTGAATGGCGTGTAAGAAAAGTTGCTGCTTTAAAAGCTAGAAATACTACACGTTCTGAAATTGTCGCTTATGGGGTTAGAGAATGGGGGGTAGGACATAGAGCAGTTGATAAATATATAAAGGCTGCAAACGAAGTGCTGACAACAGATTGGGATATTGACAGGAGACAAATGACTGCTGATGTTTTGTCGCAACTTAGTACGTTAGCTCAAGATGCTCGTAGAAATGGTCAACCTCATGTAGCTTTAGGGTGTATAAATACAATGGCAAAGATAGCTGATTTAGTATGAGTATTCTTGATTCACAACAAGGAAGCATTCTCGAACAGTCAATTGGTTCTAGTATTAGTTGTGATGAAATATTAGTAAAAATTAAATCTGACTTACATCCGGGGCAATTAGCTTTTGTAGAAGATCAAGAAACACAAATCATTGGATTGTCTGCTGGTTATGGTGCTGGCAAAACTAGAAGTCTTTGTGCTAAAGCTGTACAGTTAGCTATCAGTAATCAAGGATTTACAGGTGCAGTTATGGAACCTACTGCACCATTAATAAGAGATATATGGCAAAACGATTTTGAAACTTTTTTAGAAGATTATGGTATTCCATACACACAAAGACAGTCTCCACTTCCTGAATATATTTTGCATCTACCTGAAGGTGACTCACGAATCCTATGTAGAAGTTTCGAGAACTGGTCTAGAATTATTGGACTTAACCTTGCTTGGGTATTAGCAGACGAGATTGATACTGTTGCTCCATCTATTGCTGATAGAGCTTTTCCAAGAATACTTGCAAGATTACGTTCTGGAAATCAAAGACAGTTTGGTGTCGCATCAACTCCCGAAGGATTTAGATGGATGTGGAATACTTTTGGAAGTAATGAAGCACAAAAGAAAACAGATCGTAAATTAATTAAAATGCGAACATATGATAATCCACATTTGCCACAAGACTTTATTACAAGATTAGAAGAGAATTATGAAAAAGGTTTATTGCAAGCATATTTAAACGGAGAGTTCTGTAATATAACAACAGGACAGGTTTATGATCGCTTCAACCGCACTGTCCATGTCACTGATACGTTGCCAGATATAACAGACGAACCTTTAAGAATTGGAATTGATTTTAATATTGGAAATATGAACGCAGTTATTGGTATTGCTATTGGTGACAAATTACTCGTGGTTGATGAAATAAAAGAATCTCATGACACCGACTCAATGGCTCAAGAAATTAAAAGACGCTATCCACAACAAAAAATCTATGTCTATCCTGATGCGTCAGGAGGAAACAGAAGCACAAACGCTTCGAAAACCGACATCCAAATACTAGAAAGCTATGGTTTTGTTAATCAATCAGCATTATCTAATCCCCCTGTAAGAGATAGAGTTAACTCAGTACAAAGATTATTAGAGAATGGGAAAGGTCAAATAAGACTACAAATTCATTCAAGTGCTATAAAAGTAATTGAGTGTCTTGAACTTCAAAGTTATACTGAAAAGGGAGATCCAGATAAAGATGCTGGTTACGATCACATGAATGATGCTCTTGGTTACATCACTTGGCGTTTATTCAATCCGTTACATATGGGTGCTGGTCGCAAAACAGGTATTAGGCTTTATTAAGATTATTTATTACACTTAAGTAAACATTGGAGCAAAATGTACTCAGGTTATAATTATTACGACAGAGAAACATCTTCTCAAGGTAAAGAAATAAATGACCCTAATGCTACATGGTTTCAACAAGAACCACATTGGATGTTGATAGAAGATTTGCTTGGTGGTACATATCAGATGAGGAAAAGACATAGAAGATATTTACCACAGGAACCAAGAGAATTAGATGAATCATATGACAACAGACTTGCTAGGTCTGTTTGTCCACCTTTTTATTTACGACTAGAAAGAATGTTAGCTGGAATGTTAACTCGTAAACCTGTCAGATTAAATGAAACTGCAGATTCAATAAGAGAACATTTGTTTGATATTGACCTTCAAGGTAATGATCTTAATGTTTGGACTTATGAGACTACTCGTAAAATGGTTAGATATGGTCATGTCGGGGTATTAGTTGATGCTCCAACAACAGGACAAAATGGCAGACCATATTGGGTTACATATACACCAAGAGATATTTTAGGATATAGAACTGAGATTGTAGATGGAGAAGTTAAACTTACACAATTACGTTTACAAGAAAAAGTATCTGTTCCTGATGGTTTGTATGGTGAGAAAATAATAGATCAAGTAAGGTTATTAACCAGAGGTGGTTTTGAAATACATCAAAAAGGCAAAAACAATAAATTTATAAAAGTAGATGAAGGAAATATGAGCCTACAAGAAATACCATTCTCTGTAGCTTATGCAAATAGACTAAATTTGCTTGAATCAAGACCACCAATGGCTGATATTGCAGAATTAAATTTAAAGGCATATCAAATACAATCTGATTTAGATAATCAACTACATATATCTGCTGTACCAATGTTGGCATTTTATGGATTCCCACAAAATTCAGAAGAAGTATCTGCTGGACCCGGAGAAGCAATAGCTTTTCCTCCTGATGGCAGAGCAGAATATATTGAGCCTGCTGGTAGAAGTTATGATGCACAATTTAAAAGACTTGATGTTTTGTCTGGTCAAATAAATGAGTTAGGTCTTGCTGCTGTATTGGGTCAAAAGTTATCAGCAGAAACAGCAGAGGCTAAACGAATAGACAGATCACAAGGTGATTCAACCATGATGGTTGTAGCACAACAAATGCAAGACATGATTGATAACTGCTTACAGTTTCATGGAGAATATTTAAATGCTGAATCTGGTAGTTGTTTTGTTAATAGAGACTTCTTATCACAAAGATTAGAGCCACAAGAAATACAGGCATTGTTACAGCTTTATACTTCTGGTTCAATTACACAACAAACATTATTAAAACAATTACACGAGGGTGAAGTTTTAGGAGATGAATTTGATGTTGAAGAAGAAGTCGAATCTACACAAAGTGGTGGGATGATAGAAATGGCACAACCAGAGAAAGATGAGCCTGAAGAAGAACCTGAAGAAGAAAATGACGAGTAATGTATGTCTATTCCTGAAAGTTTTTATAGAGAAGCTATTGATCTAAATAGATACAGCAATAGAATTTCAAGGCAAATAGTTACTAATTACAATGATATTGTTCTTGATTTAACTTTTAAATTAGCAACAATTGATGAGGTAACAAACCCTGCAACTGTTGCTCGTATAAGAAGTATGCTTTTACAATTAAGAGAAAGTTTAGATAGTTGGTCTGTAGAGGGAACTGCATATATGGCAGATCAATTACAAAGTTTAGCTTTATTTCAAAGTGAATTTGTGGTAAATGAATTACAAAAAGCATTACCAATTGGTGCTGCAAATGTAAATAGTGTACAAATTTCAAGTGATTTTGCACGAAGTATTTTGTATACAGATCCAACTAGGATTAATGTTTTTACATTACCCTCACTAGAATCACAAGTAAAAAGAACATTCAGTTTAACAGCAGCAAAAGGTGCACCAATCACACTACCAAGTGGAGAAGTTGTAGAAAAAGCCTTCAGAGGCATTGCTGCATCACAAGCTGAATTTATAGGGAGAGAAATAAGAGTTGGAATTACAGAGGGAGAAGCTATGCCAAAAATTGCAAAAAGACTAAGAGGTCGATTGCAATTTGGTCGTAATCAAGAAATGACAGCAAGAGCACAGTCTCTTGCTGGTGGTACAGGAATGAAATTAGCAAATAAACAAGTCATGACAATAGTAAGAACATCTGTAAATCAAGTACAAAACATGACGAATCAAGCAGTTTATTCAGCTAATCAAAATGTAACTAAAAGATATGAATATGTTGCAGTTTTAGATGGTAAAACAACTTCGTTATGCGGAAGCCTTGATGGTAAAACTTTTAAATATGGAGAAGGTCCAATGCCACCACAACATTTTAATTGTAGATCAACAACTGTTCCTGTTATTGATGATGATGAATTAAGAAAAATGTTTCCAGACACAAGGCCAAGTGCAGTAGGTAGAGTATCTCAAGATGAAAGTTATCCAAATTGGCTTAAAAAAAATCCAAGTATGCAATCTAAAGCACTTGGTAATAAAAAAAAGTTTTTTAATTATTTAACTGATGTTAAACGCAACACACCTAGAGAGGCATTGCGTAAAATCTTACGAAATGATGGAACAGAATTATCTTTAACAGATTTAATAAAAAAATATCCAAAAGCAATTTAAAAGTTATACTATTGTTAGTTGCTTAAATTATTATGCCAATGGGAAAAGGAACTTATGGTTCTAAAATGGGTAGACCACCCAAGAAAAAGAAAAAAGTAAAAAAAGGTGGTAAAAAATAATGGCAAAATCACTAGCAGAAAGATTGTCTGAAGCAAAACAAGCAGCTCAAACTTGTAAACCAAAGAAAAATGCCAAAAAAGAAAAAGAAAAAAGCTAAAATACCAGAAAATTATCTTAAAGGTTCTAAGAATAGAGCAACAAAAGCTGCTGAAATAAGACGTACTGCTGCACTTTATAGAGCAGGAAAGTATATTAATATTAAGGCTATTCAAAAATCGAGGGTTAACCAAGATGTCACAAAAAAAAAGAAGAAGTCCTCTAAACGCAGCAACAAAAAAAGCATTAAAAAATAAAGCTGAAGGTACACGTTTTAAGTATGGAGAACTTGCCTCTGTTTACAGAAAAGGTCAAGGTGCTTATTTATCAAGTGGCAGTCGTAATGTGTCAATGGCAGCATGGTCAATGGCTCGTGTGAATAGTTATATGAAAGGTGGACCTGCAAGAAAGGTTGATAAAGCTATATACACAAAGGCAAGAAAAAAATAATGGCAGTTAAACGTGGTTCTGAAACATTTTCTGGTTTTAACAAGCCAAAAAGAACTCCCAGTCATCCTACAAAATCCCATGCAGTATTAGCAAAACAGGGAGATAAAGTAAAATTAATTAGATTTGGACAGCAAGGTGTGTCTGGTGCTGGTAAAAATCCACAGACAGATAAAGGTAAAGCTAGACGTAAATCTTTTCTTGCTCGCCATGCAAAAAATATTGCAAGAGGAAAAATGTCTGCAGCTTTCTGGGCAGCAAAGGTCAAATGGTGATATAAATAATATAATACGTTTAGTTTACGACTAATTTATGGCTGAAGAAAACGAAACTGTGGTTACGCCACAAGACAACTCTCAAGAACTGGAACAATTAAAAGATTCAGTTAAAAAACTTGAAGCAAAAAACTACGAATTAATTGGTAAATTAAAAAACCAAAAACCAACTGCTGATAAAGTTGTCCCAGAAGATTATGCAGCACTTTTAGCTTTTAAACAGAAAAAAGAACAAGAAGATTTAGAAAAAGAAGGTAAATACGAAGAATCAAAGACTCTTCTTGAACAACAATATAGAGATAAATCATCAGAGGATAAAGAAAAGATACAAAAGCTTGAAGCAAGAAATAGAGAGCTTGAACTTATTGCACCAGCAATACAAGCCTTATCTGAAATAACACATGACCCTGAATTAGTTTTAAATAACTTAGTTCCAAAAGATCAAATACAAATAAAAGATGGTCAACCTATTGTTGTTGATGGATATGAGCAACTTCCTGTTGCTGAATATGTAAAAACAAAACTAGCAAAAGAAAAGCCTTATTTATTAAAAAATAAATTGCCAACTGGTGGA